AGAAGGAGAGATCCCTGTTAAGGAAGTCTGCTACTGCGGTCTTTAGCGTTGCGAACGTATTTATAGCCATGATTTATTATATCCCTATTAATTTTTGTGTGGGTAGTTATTGACCACCGTAATATGATTTGTAATGATGCCTTTCTCGGTTCGGATATTCCGCTTCAAACTTATTCATTGCATGGTCATACGCTAATTCATCGAAAGTTCCACCTTCATCCCAAGCGAAATCATACTTACCTGGTCCTGTCTTCTTATATCCTGCTGATGTAATAAACATGGACTTTGTTGGCATTAACCCTTTGTAACGCTTCTCGTCCTCGTGGGTTCTAAACCTTGGATAGTCATCTGACCTGCCCATGACGGCAGAAGCATCTTCACTAAAGAAAACAGGTTGTGTATATTCTTGCTCAGTATCAATGTTAAGGAAGTTCAACAATCCTGTCAACAGTGTAGTATTTGGGGGGTTGTCGTATATTGCTGACATAACATCAATCGGCTTATCTTCATCGTCTAGTAATCCTTGCATATTTATTCCTTAATCTAATAAACTGTTCTTTGGCTTAGTTACTTTCTTCTTGATTTTTAATAATCCTTCACCATCGTCTGTTTGTGTTTGTTTATCACCTATTAGACCTGCACCTATAGGTGCTACAGCATAACTAGATTGACCATGTTTAATACTTTCCTTGACTTTAGGTGTTATGTCAATGTAGTTTACGCTCGTGAAAATTCTATCTTCAGCATTTGGTGTGTTAGGAGAACCTGCATTATCAAATGCCGTTTCCCAATCCCTATCAAACGAAATCTTAATCTTGCCTGACTTACCACCATACTCATTTGCTAGTTTCTTAGCAATACTAGGTAGTTTCTTGTCATACAAATTCTCATATAACTCTTTAAACTTGACCGTTCCATCAGGATTTGTTTTTCTTACTCCACCCCACCCCTTTTTATTGTATAAATCAAGTTGTTGTATGGAAGTAGTCCATGCAACTCTATCATAGTCTTCTGATACTGCTATCTCTATAGCACGTTTAAACCCTGTTTTATCCCATACTTGCTTTAATGGCGCATTAGGTACAGGACCTGATTCAATTTCACTAAGTTCTCTTTTTGCTTGGTCTATTTGGTCTGACAACTTTTTAAGGTCATTTTGATTAGAATCAAGCAATGCTTCACTCTCTAATGATTCTATTTCGCGGTGTTTTTTAGCAAGAAGTTTTTTGTTTTCTGTTTTCGTGTAACCTCTTCGTCTTCCTTGTTGATGCCAATCGGATTGTAACTCTTCAATAAATAAAACATTATTTCCATCTACATCTACTTTATCTGATAACCGTAAATGACCAATAACATCATGTTCGTCCATGTGACCACCTTGAAAAGTCCTTTCTGACCACGATGCTGTTTTATTAGTTGATTTAGACATAATAGGAATCTCACGATAAGAATCCATAACTAAACCAGGTTGCGTAAAGTCGGAATACTTCGTATCTCCACCCGAGCCATAAACCCCTTGTTCAGCCAAGAAGTCATCCACTAGACCGTTTTCTTGAGCATAGTTTCTAATTGCAATTTCTGCATCATGTAGTGAGTATTCAGCATCTAACTCTACTCTTCTTCTTATGCCTTCATGATTAGTTCGGTATGGACCTTGTATAGTGTAACCCGCTTCCTCGCTTCCACGTACTGTAAACTGTTCGTCATTAATGTCCACGTTCCATTCGTACTCAGGGGTCTCTAGGTATTGTTTGCGTGATAAACCCTCAATCTCACCTTCTACCGCCGACCTTTCGTTTTCATATAAACCATCAACTCCACCTTCATCGATTCTATCAAGTAGTTGGTTATCCCACTCATCTGACAAACTGAGTTCTCTTACCTTCTTTCTAAGTTTGGCTGTTTGTGTTGCTATGTATTCATCAGAATGACCACTTATAGAATCAGTTAATTCTGATAACTCTGCTACTGCTTTGTCGTACTCCATATTTTTAGTTAGTGGGTATCTATCAGGGTAAGCCTTATGTAGTGCATTGACAAGAGCGATTCCATTATCATCGTCTAATACGAAATCATCTATGATGTGTTGATACATTTCAACGTCATCCATAATCACAAAGTTTGCGTCTTGCGCCCCGAAAGTACCTGAAACATAGTAAGGGTCATCAAGTGTAATCTCCTCTAGCGCCTGTGTGAAAGCCTCATCCCAAGCCTCATCCCCACTACCACCACCTACGTGTTGGTATTCTTTCAACTTAACCTTATTCTCACTTATAAAGTCTAGCAATCCATCTCTATTCACGCTCTCACCACTTGCCTTCTTAGCGTTCAACATCGCAAGTAAACCTGTGTCTTCTAATTCGCCTTGAGTAACACCTTGTTTTCTAAGGTATTTTAGGATGTCTTGAGGTGTGTTCTTAACTTGTTTAAGGTCTATTAATGCTTGTTCTGCTTTAGAATAGAAACCTAACTCATCTACTTCTGCACGAGGTTTAGCATCTTCGATTGCTTGTCTCTCTAAGTTAGCCTTTGTTTTAGCCTCTGCTTTCTGTTCGTTTAAAGTAATTCGTGTTGCTTTATTCTCTGCGTCATCTATTAGTTTTTGTGTCTGAGCAGTATCTAATAACCCTTGTATTTCGGTTGTGTTTAAATCTACTAATTCAGTTGAAGTTTTTGTCTTCTGTGCCAATCTTCTTTCTGAGTCAGTCATGTTAGCCATCCCTCTCTCACTAGGGAATCTACCATCATTCTGAACTACACCCAACGTAGGCTCATCTACTAAACCTGGTGACTTCTGCATAAACCTAGACATTGCTTGTGGGTCAGTTAGCGCACTCTTAGTTGCTTTTGCAAGAGCGTATAAAGCAGGAATAGACATACCAATCAGTAACTCTTCGCCCATGTTTTTAAGTCTAGCAACGAATCTATCAAAAGCACTTGCATCATCACCAACCTTAGAAGCCATTAACTCCGTTACAGCATTCTTATACTCTGTGGTATTAATCATGTTTGATATGTTGCCTTCAGTAACATCAAGCGTTCCACCAGGCAAGGTAAATGCAATAGCCTCTTTTAAGTAACGTGTGAACTTGTTTGCACTATTGGCAGTTCCCAACAACTTGGCTAAACCTAAGTAACCAACACCTAACTGTGAACCGAACTTAGTTAAATTGTAAGCCGTACTAGATTCAAATTCTTTCTGTTGTTCTTCTGAGTAACCACCACCTATTATCTGAGCGTCTTTAGGGTCAATAGGAAAATACTTACCTACTCCACCTAAATTATACGAGTCCACACCGAAATCAATAATTCCTTGTGGTAAGTCATGTAATAAACCTTGAGAAGCACCTCTTGCTAAGTTCAAAAACAAGTCCTTTGCCTCTTGGTGTTTAGGATGGTCAGGGTTTAGAAGTATTCCATATCCTGAGTTTCCAAGTATAGGCATGACAGCATTTACAATATCTTCACCAACACCCATCGCTTTAGCGAAGTTTTGTTTTGTGTTGTATGTAATTTCTGCGTTATCATTCCACCAATCTGTAGCCCTTGGGTTGGGTACATAACTTTGAGTACCCTTAGATAATTCACCTGTCTCACCTAATACCTCAAAGACATCTATCTCATCTTCATCGTTCTTATCCCACTCAGAAGTCATTACATTATCAAGGATGCCTTGACGTTGTGCGTTTTTGTCGTATTTAGTCTGACCGAATGAGTTTGCGTCAAACATAGGATTACCGAAGTCATCTGTATCTGCAAAGATACTAGCACGGTTCTCGTCTGTCATAGGACCTTCAGAGTCGCCTAACCAAGTTGGGGTAGGTCTATTTGCTATTCTTTGACTAAACTCTTCCGCATTGAAGTCAGCAGGAGCAAATTCTTCTTGTCGCTTTGCTTCTATTTCTTTTAGGCGTAACTGTTGTAACACTCTAAGTGCGTTTCCTTCTTCCCATTCAGCGTCAACTTTAGCAAACTGTCTGTCTGCGCTTCCCATATCCCACTCAGCACGTCTGTCTTCTTTAATGCCTTGTGCTTTTAGTAATGCTTGATACTGCGCTTCAATCTTGGCTTGTCTATCCTGTTCTGCGTAGTAATCCTGTTCAGCATAAGCGTCCATAGTTGGGTCAGGTAAAGATTCTAGGCTTGGGTCGCCCCATATTGTGTTCGGGTTGTATGTATCTTGAGGTGTGTAATCTGCTCTTCCTTGTCTATTGTATAACGACATAGGGTCAATTTGTATGTTGTCACTTCTTGTTTGTGCAACAGTTATCGCTTCTTGTACGTCATCATGTACACTTGTAGGTTGAATAATACCTGCTTTAATACCTTGTACTACTTGGTCTTCTGATAACTGAACACCGTTGTGAATACTAGAGGCGTTTACCCACTTTCCATCAATAGGCACAGTTACTGAAATTTCAGAAACATTCTCTCCTGTAGCAGTTTTATAAACATCTCTACCGTGTTGTGTTTGAACACCTGTTGGAGTTCCTACAAATTGTTCTTGCGTAGGATTTACTGCACTTTGAATTGGTGGCTGTACATAATCTTGGTAGTAATACTCATCACCATAATTAAGTAATGATGGCGGTGTAGGAACGTCAACCTTTGGGATGTCGAACATCGGCTGTTTTTCTTTAGTATGTCCTGGATGTAAAGGAACATGAGGTTTTGAGTTATAGGCATTGCCTTCAGTATCAAAGCGTATCTCCCAATAGTCTTCGTTAGGGTCATATCCTACACCACCGCCTGTTGCTGTTACACCTTGCTGACTCAATAAACCTTCATGAAAACTCATCTAAACTACTCCCTTAATGTTTCGTTTAATAGGCTTATCCCAAGCAGAGTTCATCGGTTTATAGCCTATCGCTAAATATCGAAAAGCATCTGCTCCGTGCGATGCCCAATCATGTCGAGGTCTTGAGCGCCAAGTCTTACCGTTTTCATCCCAATCTCGTGTGTAGTTTATCAAACAATCAATGCCCTTTTCACATTTATTTGAATCAAACCAACATTTGTTAATCATAGAACGTGCCGATTGAATACCGTCATCAACTCTAAGGTCGGGTGCTATCTCTACATTTCTAATGCCTAAACCATCTAATGTCTCTAGTCTTGACTTGCCTGTACCTAACTCTCTAACCCTTACGTCATGCGGTAATATGTGTTGTTCATACACGTAACCTTTCTCTTGCAATACGATAGCATAGTGGTCTAATCCAACACCTGATGCCTCGTAATAGTCAATGATGTGTATCTCTGTTCCTATAAATTGTGCAAACCAAATCGCTGTGGAATCACCGATGCCTAAATCCCAACTTGTTACAACAGACTTTGCTCTATCGTATCTAACATCACCTACTCTGTCTTCTTCCTTGGCTCTTCGCATCTCTGTTGAATAGTAAGCACCTTCACTGAACACAAGAAAACCACCGTTCCAAATATGTTCGTACATACCAATACGCTTGTCTTTGTCTTCTTTGCGTTCGTTGTCTAGTACGTCAGGAAACCACGGATTGTCTGTGTAATTGAGTTCTACTATCTTAGAGTCTTTAGGTGGGTCTGTTCTGAACCTAGCGTGTGTTGCGCTGTACTTTGACTCAGGATTCCACGTTACCCATATCTCTGAACCCTCCTCTCGAACGGTTGGTATGAGTTTTTGCCATGCCATGTCACTTACTGCTTCTGCTTCATCTACCCAAGCCAACACGATACGTGCCTTAGACTTAATAGCATCTAGTGAGCGTCTTAGTCCTGCAAAGGTGTAGTGAATGTTGCCATCTTTAGAGCGAATGTACTTCTCGCCCACGTCATAGTAATCATCTAACCAATCAATAGAACGGATAGCAGTCTTGATTTCTTCTAGGGATGAATCGTCTAGGGAGTTCATAAACTCACGAGCGCATAGTATCTGACCTTTCTTGCCACTCATACCCCAACGATAACCCATGATTGCAGTCATCAAAGCAAAGGTTCTTGTCTTGCCTGAACCCCTACCCCCAAAACTGCCCCTATATCTCGCTTCACCTTCAAACACAGGAACTAACTTAGGTGGTAACTCTATCTGTGCTTTACTCATTGATACGTTCTTTTGCAATATCAAAATACTTGTCGTCCATTTCGATACCAATGAAGTTTCTGTTTAAGTTCTTACAAGCAACGCCTGTAGTTCCTAATCCCATAAATGGGTCTAATACTATCATTTCTTCTGATGAGTACATATTAATTAATTTCAAACACAACTCAGTTGAATATGTTGCTTTATGTTCACTTTTAATAGAGTCATTGTTTTTTGCTTCTACAAAATTTACGTAATTCTTATAAAACTTTTGCTTTGTTTTTTCATTAATTTTACTTATTTCCTTATTCATAAAATATGTTGTCATTTCTGTTTTTCTAACAATCACATATATCATCTCAACTATTCTTGACAATTTTCTTGGAGATGTTTGAAAAGGAATTGCATTATTTTTTTTCCAACTAATATAATCAACCACTATAAAGCCTGTATTTTCTATAATGTATGCCATTAACTTAATTGGTAAACTTGGCATCTCTAATGTGTAATTTAGATTAAACAATATCACACCATTCTTAGATAATAATTTTTCAAAGCACTTAAACTCTTTGTATCTTTTTTCTATGTATTCCTTTTCGTTTAAATTATCTATGTCGGAGTATCCATTCTTGTAATAACAATCACTTCTTTTAGTTGCTACATTATATGGCGGACTTGTTAGAATTAAATCAATAGAATTATCATCGAGTCCTTTCATCACTTCAAGGCAATCGCCTTTGTATAAATCAATCACCTTTTGCTACTAATTCAATCACTGTAGGTTTCATTGAGCCATCACTTGATTTTAAGTCTTGTTCGACCTTATCACTGTAGCCATGATTATGTAACATTAACTTAACAATCGTTGGATTGAACTCACTTGTAAGACCTTTGTTAATCAATTCTGTTGCTTGTTTTTTCTTAATTTTCTCTAACGTCCTCGAAAACTGTTTATGTTTAGCCTTCCAATCGTACAGTGTACTGTCTGAAATGTCTAGGTAGAGCGACAATCCTATTGCAGATGGAACAACGCTATCTATCTTGTATTCTGTTAGATATTCGTCTGCTTTGTCTTGCATTTCTTCATTGTATTTTGTTGGTCTTGCCATTAGTGCATCTCCTTGTGAGGTGGAGCAATAAGTAGTTCAAAGTCTAGTTGCTCTCTCAGTGATTCAACTTCATCATGTGCGTCACTTATAGACGCATCTTCTGCTATTATCATTAAAGCACATACATACAACTCAACAAATTCTTCAGGGTCGTAATTGTCAAGGTGTATTCTCTCTAACAACTTTTCATTCATTTAATTAGCATCGATTCAAAATATAAGTCTTCGGGTCTTGGCAACACTATACCATACTCACTTGCAAAGATGTCTATCTGCTCTAGGTAGTCCTTAAACTCACCCACCTTTAAATCAGTCGTAGAACGTAACACTCTGATTACATTTGTCTTGGTAGTTACCTCGTCATATCCTAGAAACTTATCTCTAAGAATAGAGTGCATCTCGTCCTTTGTATAACCTGTTTCCGTCATGACTTTAATCCATTGCCAATACAGTCTGTTTTGCTTGGTGGACCTACTATCTAAGTTTTGCTTTATCTCAATAATAGCATTATCGTCTTCAGGGAACTCGTTAAAGTGCGATACCACCATTGTCTCTATGATGTGTCTCTTCTCTTTAATCCGTTCAATTACTCTTTTCAAATCAACACCCTACCTATCATGATAATAATACAATTACTATTACTAATACAGCCGTCACTACAGGCAACTTAACAAAACAGGTATGACAGTCACACGCCTTGTTATACATCTCTCTTAACTCTATGTTTCTTAACAACATTTTCTCTTTCCTCAAGTTTTATATTAACCACTCTTTTCATGCTTACCTACACAATCACTACAAAAACAATCCAAATCCATCATAGGGTCACACTCTTCTTCTTGCATTCTTTTAATAGGTCCAAGAAAACAAGTGTCATCAAACTCAAACTCTTTTCCACAATCATCACATTTGTAATACATATCTTTAAATACACCATCCCATTTCACATTAACCCCTTGCTTACTAAATATTTATTAATTCGTTCTAAGTGAAACTCTTGCTCACCATAAGCACTTTCCCATGTCTTTTGTCCTATCTGATGAATACCTTGTGCGCCTCTATGATGGTCAACACACAAAGGTATAGTTATTTCATCTTTAGCCTTCTGAGCCATGCCACTGTATTTCAATCCTACTAAGTGATGTATCTCAGTAGGTCTTTTACATACACAACACCCATATTCTGCTAATGCGTTAAAACGGGCTTTTCGGTCTTTAGGCTTCATATAATTCGTATATTCCAATCAATACACGCTTCAATAACGTCTGCTACACTGTAAACCACCTTCACCTCACCACCTGCCTCTCTAATCTTAGCAATAAACTCTTTTTGTACCTTGCTTAGTGTTCCTTTTCCTGAATTATCTGTCCTTGGCTTCTTAACCTCAAGAAAAAACGCCTGACCGTCATCTGCGACTATACAAATATCAGGTACACCTGCTTTAACACCCTCTGCCTTTAATTTAGATGCAACAACCTTATTACGTTGTCCGCCATTTGGAACTGCAAACCAACATACACCTCTCATGTCTAAATACTGAGCAATAGCCTTTTGTACTTTATGTTCGTGGTCATTCACTTGTTCTTATCCTTCTCTCTAAGTAGTTGATTTATAATATCTTTTGCTGATTCACAAGTGTGTTTTCTAACTGCCTCATCTTCCATGTAACTTATTCTATCAAGAAGTTCTTTGACTCCTATTAAGGCAGTAACACATTGTTTCTTAGAATGACCCCACCACATTACAAATCACGTTCGCCAAAATTATCATATTCATGACTAAAGTATTGACTCAAGCCATAGACCTCCCAATGGACAGAGGGTTTGTCTTGAATGATGCGATGGATTAAACCACTACGAGTAATGCCTAATAGTTCTGCTGTCTTTTCTTGAGTTAATCCTATGCGTTTTAGTTCATCATTTATAGAATTAAAGTACACAGTCTTATTAACTTCTTTATAAACCAATGGTTTTTTATCTTTAGCCATAATAGTATTTAGTTGTTGAATTAAGTACATATTATATCATCTACTCTACATTAGGTTGTAGATTATCACATTAACTTACGCACTCTC